AAGCGCAGCGCCCATAGCGGTTAAACCCCGTCCTATTTCATCCCAGGACATTTCGCCAAATTTCTTAAGAGCATCCGCTATATCACCCAAGCCTTGTACAGCTAATAATATAGAACCGGCACCAACTAAACTGGATAAACCGGCTAAAGCTCCAAGTGTACCAGTAATAACAGCTACTTCCGTAAGGGCTAATCCCATACCAGTAAGTCCTCGTTTTATTTCGTCCCATGTCATAGAACCAAACTTCTTAAGAGCATCGGCAATATCACCGAGACTCTGAACGACTATTAATATAGATCCTGCGCCAAGTAATCCTGAGAAACCTGCAAGTTTACCGAGTAAACCCGTTATAATGCCAACTTCGGCGAGCGCACCGCCCATACCAACTAGTCCCATTTTGATTTCATCCCAGGTTAATCCTACAAACTTCTGGAAAGCATCTGCTATATCTCCAAGAGCTTGCACAGTGACAACGAGTGCTACAGCGCCGACTAATCCAGAAACACCAGCAAGTTTACCGAGTAATCCGGTTATAACAGCCAACTCTGTTAAAGCACCGCCCATAGCAGTAAGTCCTCGTCCTATTTCACGCCAGGACAACATTCCCATTTCACCTAAAGCACTTGCAATATCACCAAGAGCATTTGCTGCTGTAGCTATTGTCATAGCGCCAAGTAATCCTGAGAAACCTGCAAGTTTACCGAGTAAACCGGTGATAACACTTAATTCGGTTAAAGCGCCACCCATAGCGGTTAAACCCCGTCCTATTTCATCCCAGGTTAATCCACCTAATTCGGATAAAGCATCGGCTATATCACCTAAGGATTTTGCCGCAATAACCAAACTTACACTACCTACGAGCGATTTAAACCCGCCTGCTTTTTCGAGAATTTTAATAGCGCCTATGAATACCGCTAAAGAACCAGCCATAGCAGTTATTCCTCGACCTATTTCACCCCAGGACATCGCGGATAGATCGATCAGTGTTTCACCGATTGTCTTTAAAGCACTCGCCAATGCACCTATAGCCAATATAGTAGTTACTTTAATTTTAACACCGTTTATAGCTTTCAGACCCAATGCAAGCGCCGCCATTCCACCGCCGATTCCTACAAGTCCTTTGACGATTTCACCGAACGATAGTCCGGACATTTCCTTCATAGCGTCTGCTAATATATCTATAGCTTTAGCCATCATCATTAATGCGATTCCGGCTTTAATAGTGCCCTTTCCACCAAACAGATCGAGTGATTTAGTTATCGATTTGAATGATGTGGTTAGCATAGCAAACATGATACCAATCGCGGTTAACGATTTCATAATATCTGTCACGTTTAATGTTGATATGTTTTTAAGAGCTCCTGATAATATAGCAATAGCGCCCGCTATAGCAACTAAAGATCCAATCTTTATACCGCTAGTAAACGCGCCTAATGTTTCTTTTACAGAACCCAAAACATCTCTGAATTTAACAACATCATTATCTTTATCACCACCGCCGAATATAAGTCCTAAAAGACCTTTATCCATAAGACCGCTCAAATTCTCGAACAATCCGGACAATTTCTTTCCAGCCATAAATATACCGCCACCAGCTAAACCGGCGAAAACGTCACCCATTGAAACGTTATCTGTTATCCATGTAAAAGCGGTTTTAAATGCGTCAACTATACCACCAACAACATCTGATACAACCTTACCTATTCCGGATACAGCATCACCAAAACCAGTTAAACCGTGTACAAGACCGCTTATCACCTCTGATATTCCAGTAAACATACCGGAAAGACCTTTTCCGCTGAATCCATTATTGATGGCTGTGAAAATATCACCGATTGCAGCCGTCACACTAAGTATGAGTTCTAGTACACCAGACACTCCTCCTGAAGTGAATAAGGAGCCTATTCCTTTTGCGACCGCAGATAATACTTTTCCGAATATGTCAAATATTGAGAATATTCCTTTGAAAGTTCTTTTAAGTTTGTCGGCAGCGCCATCGCTTATTTTGAAACTTTCGGTAAGTTTCTTAAAACCTTCTGTGAATTTAAGAAGTTGTTTTGCAGTCATAGGTGGAAATACTTCTCTAAATGCTTCTCCTATAGGTTTGAGAATACTTAACAAACCTTGGAAAACATTATAGAGACCGTCAATAAGAACCTGACGACCACCCATGTCTTTCCATCCTTGAAGAAGATTATTACGTGCTTCTGACATTTTACCGATCATACCACCTACGGATTCGGATATACCGGTAAGTAATTTCTTTGCTTCTTCAAAGTCACCAACAAGGATTCTCCAAGTTTGCGCCCAACCAGATTGAGCGGATTCTTTAAGAGTATCGAATAACTGTGTTGCGGTCTTAACTTCTGTAGCCGCATCAACAGCTGTATTTGCTAATTCTAAAATTTCCTTAGCTTGTTTCTTCGTATATCCTTGAGCAATCAAGTCTGCTTCAGAATATGCTCCGGAAAGTTGCGTAAGGGTTTCGGTCAATACTTCAGCAGTGAGCCATTCACCTTTTGTAAGTGATTCTCTGAATGATCCATATTTCTTGATCATTTCATCGACATTTTTACCCTGATTTTCAGCAGTACGTTTTAATGCATCCTGAAACACCTTACCGCCCATACCAGCGTTAACAACTGAATTCCAGTCCATAAGCGATACTCTACCAGCAGCCAATGCCTGGGAAAGCTGATACATCGCTGTACTTGCCTGTTGGCTTGTCGAACCGGATATCGCCGCCAAGTTAGCAATACCCTTGATGGATGATACCGAAGTATCCAGTTTAACACCGGCAGCTGTGAATGTACCGATATTACGAGTCATTTCCGTGAAGTTATAAATCGTTTTATCGGCATATGTATTAAGCTCATCCAATGCACCATTAACATCTTTAAGGTTAGTACCTTCGTGTTTTGTATTGGCTAAGATAGTCTGTATTGCTCCCATCTGTGTTTCATATTCCTGGAAACCAGTTTTAATCGGATCAATGGTCAGAGCGCTTATCATTCTTTTGCCCGTATTAACTGCCGAATTTGTAATGTTAGCAAGAGTGGTTACCGCCATTACTTGAAGCGCTGAGAATCTAGTTCGCACAGTTTCTACCGCGTTACCAAGACCCGACATATCGACGTTCTTTGCAGCAGCTTGTACGCCTTCTAAACCCTTAGTTGCGCCTGAGAGATTTAAACTTTGTTTAAGTTTTTCGAGCGATGACAAAGTTGTTGAAACGTTTGATTCGAAATGTTTGTTATCAAACCGCATCTCAACAACTTTATTATCGATAGTTGTGCTCATAATTCGGTAACCTCCCTCCATGCTTCATTTGCTATTGTGTCAAAAATAGGCTGGATAGCAGGGTTGATATAATCTCGACCCTCTACCCAACCACCAGTTCCTGTACCATGCCCATACTGTATAACTATTGCAATATGAACACCTTTGTTAATATGCGAATTACAAAAAGCAAGCGTGTATGATCCGTTTGATTTACCAACCTCGTAATACCAAGAATTGGCGGTTTCACCCGAATCAATCGGCGTCGCAGACGCAAGAGCGGCCACACCTTCACTTCCATACTTCTCAAGAACTTGAAGAATGGCGGCATCTTTTGCTTTTTGTAAGTATCGTGTGGTTTTGGAAAAATCACCCTTTTGTCTGAAACTTATCATATTACTTATCCTTTCGAATTCAACTTCTTCCTTCGCTCCGCATTTAATCTAGCGTAATATTCAGTAGTTTCTTTTGTGCTCATCTTCTTTTCCGGAGCATTCTTGATACCAACTACTTCAACTAGTTTAATAAGACGATTGAGATGCCATTTTTGACACTCAAAAGGAATATCTAACGCTATCATCCAATGATAGATAATCTCCGATGTTATTATTTCGCGATTAACCTCCTTATTCTTACTGGTAGAAAGGATTGTCGCTGTCATCGGCGCATTAATATAATCCGTTATTTCATTAAGATTCTGTTCTGTAAGCCTAGTGTACACTTCAGGCTTTACATTCTGCGTGAGCGTCATACATTTTATGTAATCTATAGTTTCTTCGAACGTTTTCTCTTCTTTAGAGATAAACGGTTTATTCCATTTTGATTCCCATTTTGAAAGAGAGACGAGAGAATGTTCTAGCTGTAATTGTTGATCTTTTGCATAAACGAATTCGAGCTTTCCTTCGTCCCATAATTCGCCACCGGGTACGGTTATTCGAAGCATTCTCACTCCTCCATTCGTTCTATTCTGCTACTGGAGTTGGAACGGCACTAGCTAAATCTTTAGGTATTACATTATTAATGAATTTAGCCGCTGCATCCGCATCGAAAGCGAGCTTCATGAATACAATTGAATATGCTTCAGTATGTTTGAATTTATCTGAAAGTGGTCTTCCATTTTCGTCTTCCTTCATGAAGTACTTACCGTCTGGGGACTTCTCGCCATAACACTTCAGTACGAATTCTTTGAATGTATTAATGATAGTAGGTGCGTCTTTAGCTGCAACTATTCTAGTAAGCATTTCAGCCAAGCCACCATCGATACTTAATTCCATTTCTGTAACTTCTGCTTTAGTAAGATTAAAGTAGAAATCTTCTGTTACTTCAACGCCATTGTAATTTGTGTAAGTAATAGTTTCTTTTACCATTTGTGTTCTCCTTTCAATTAAAAAGAAATAAGACCCCGCCGTTAATTAGCAGGGTCTTTAAGATTTATAGAGTTATAGTTTTAGCCTGCTGCTACTTCTCCCATAAGAGTCATGATTTCATCAGGCATAGGAAGTCTTGGTTCTTCATCTTCACTTCCATACAGAATTTCTTCCAGAGACTTGAGCTTAGCTGGATCGGCATCTGTAGAATCGATAGTCAGCTTTGATGATGGCTCGAAGCCAGCGATTTCGATAGGTGTAGTTGTGAATTCCCATGACATAGTTGCTGCTTCTGGTGAATCATTGATAGTGTTGTTAGCTTTCTCAGATGGTGATACTCTAACGTTATAAACGATGTTCAGTTTATAACCATATTTGATACCTTCTGTGTCATTACCGATCAGTGACTTATATACCATACCGAATGGCTTACGAGTCTGCTGACCAGCCTTAACTCCCCTTGCGATGGCTCTTTCACCATTACACTCAGCGAATCCATCAGGATATGTATACGCTTCGATTGTTCCACCGAGTTCTTCAGCAGAAACAAGTTCAGCATACTTCTTATCATTCGCATAGATAGGTGTTACTTCTGCACCTGAAGGACTTTCTGTTACAGCAGTAAGACCATTCCATGCTTCACCAGCTCCATATGTAGAGCCAGTCATAGGATAAATAGCGCCCTGTTCAACACCAGTTTCATATACACGTTCACCGAGCTGATCCCATACTAATTTAGGCATAGTTTATTTCCTCCTTGTTGTTTTTACCAATATAACGTGAATACCCAATGGTTAAGACCGTCGGCAGTGTAATGTCGGTCAAATGAACAATACTGTGTATCTTTCAATTTCTTGACAAATTCGCTGTCAGGGTCTCTATCCATGAGTATAATTTCGTATCTTGTCATCGATTTGTACACCGCATTATTGGCATACTTATCGTCGAATTTACTCAACGAATATTTGATGGCTGGATACTTCATGTTCATCGACTCTGGTTTTTGGAAATATACGTCCTTGCTTCCGAGTAGCGATGTTAAATGTGTATGCAGTTCAAGTCTACTCGCCATTGTATATCCCTCCAGTAGTCAATATAATTCTAGGGTGCTGAACTTCAACCGATGTGACTTTCCATTTAGCACCCATAGATATTACGTATTTAATGTTGTGAAAATGTTCATAGGCATATGGGTCGGCCACTATGCTAATCGCATTCTCGATGACGATATCATCATTCACCTCACCAGATGATGTAACCCTACTGGACCACGGACGAGTATAATCACCAACGTATTTACGTTCTATTATTTCATCCTTCCATACACCGGGTTTAGTTTCTACTCTTACAGCATAGCCGACCGCTCCATAGTATTTCGCCATTTTGAATTTTCTCCTTTAGATTTAACCAGCAGCAGCTTCGTTAACTGGCTTTTCCAGTGCGATTGCTGACTTCAGCTTATACAGGGAACCAGATACTCTAGTTTCCAGCAGGAACTTCTTCAGGTTGAAGTCGATATCGAAGTCTTCGAACTTAGTGATTTCTCCGCCTCTTGTTGCACCGAATGTGTAGTCATTCAGGTTTACGAACAGACCGAGCAGTTCCTTCTTATCACCATCTTCAGTTTCTCTTACGAGACCTTCAAAGTGTTCTACTTCAACGATTGAGTTACAGTTCAGAGCCTTGGCCAGATCGGCTTTGGAATCGTAGATTCTTCTACCATTCAGGTCTCTAGCCAGCAGCATTACGTTTACGAGATGTGGTGTGCAATAGAAGTCTGGCGTACCAGTTCCCTTGAACTTTTCTCTCGCATA